AAACAATCCACTCTATTCTTATCAGTAGTATTTCTTTGCACTATCAGATTCTCGATAAACTCATCCAGATTTTCAATCAGTCCAGCAGTTTGTAAATCAGAAAACAAAGAAATAATTTCAGCTTTTATTGTTTTCGGAGTTACTACATTTGTTCCTGGTTGAACTGGAAAAGTATCATCAGCAAGTTTAAATCTTGGGATCATAAATCTTGTTGTCATTCTCGCTTTAAATTGAAAACGAATAGCGATAAGAGTTGCAAGAGTTTGTATATCGAGATAACTCGCATCAGGAATTCCAAGAGCATTGGTTTGATAAGTTGTTATACATCTTTCTATCAAGACATTCCCACTCTGATCAGTAATCCATGTTACAACTCCATCAGTAAGTAAAACATTTCTTTCCGATTGAGTAAACTGGTTTACAGCAGGTGGAGCAAGTACTCCAGGCAATTTCAGAAAATGCAATGGTCTTGCCGGACCTTCATTAAGATTAAAAGCAGCAACAGCCCCCAAACTTGCAGCCCATTCTTCCGGACTTGTTGGAGAATCATATGCTCCAATAATACTATTATAAGGTGAATTTCTTCCATTACCTAAAGCAGTTATTGTAGCAAGAGCAGCAACATTAGCAGTAAAACCACTTGCGCCTTTATCTATTAAAGGACCAAACCTTGTTTCTAATTCATCCTCAATAGAAGAAAGATTGGTAGCATCAATATAAGGTTGAACTATGTAATTATAAGTATCATTTTCAATTATCGTCCAGGCATCACCAAGATCAGGATCAACAGAACCTCCAGCCATTGGAGTAATAGTAGCACTATCACCGAAAGCTAGGGGACTGGATTCTCCTACAAAATAATTTTCTCTGATATCTATAAAGTTTCCTAGAGTTCCACTTTGAACTGCCATAAAATTTAAAGCAGAAGTGGCATTAGTTGAGGCAATAACTGGAAGCAAACTATTAGCATTTACTTTAGCAACAACAGCTGAATTAACATCAGTTACCGACCAACCAGAAACTAAAGTGGTGTAAACTTTTGTTCCGTTGATAAGTAAATTGTATTGTTCATTTGCTGTTCCTACAATTCCAGTAGTAGCAGAAAGAGCAACTGACATCTGAATTGCTCCAGAAGCTTTAACTCCTCCATCATTGGATAATGCAATGGCATATAATTCTGTATTAGGATTAGCAAGCTTAAATGTATTACACATTCTCGCAAGTACTGATCCGGGACCAAAATACCCATCAGCAAGTCCATCATTTGTTATTGCTTTAAGTTCTTCAACACTAACAGAAGCATCAGTATCTACTAATTGCCCAATTATCAAAGCCTTTTGAGGATTAGCAGCTAATCCCTGTAAAGCTCTTGAATTGTCAACTTCCGTGAAAACTCCAGGAGTCCGGGTATTACTCGGTATTTGATTAAAACTAATCATTAGTTTTTATCCTCCTTTTTCTTTTTTACTTTCACAGGCACAGGAGTTATTATTATTACTGTGCCATCTTTAATTCTTCTTCTCCAATAACTTCCTTCACTCCCTAACATAGATTTAAAAGCTCCCTTTTCAGGAAGAAAATCTAATGTAATAGGATCACGCAAAAGTCCTTTTACTGGAACTAGAAATTCGTAGGCATTCATATTTCCCTCCTTGCCTATTTTTATTTATTCAATTAAATCAAGCCATTGAGATTGAGCAGGATTCCCAACATCTGGAAACCCAGCAGGAAAAGGCAATTCACCAGTATAAGGTAATTCATCACTTTGCCCTGAAATATAGTCTGCATATATAGTATTTAAAGGATAAAGTTCTTGATCTTCATTGACTTCAGAATTAATGATTCCATTATTTCTTTTTCCCTCATCAGCTCCGACAGCTAAGGCTCCGAGTTCACTATCATATTCGAACTCAAATTGATACCAAAGATACGCCGGATCAATACCAAGCAACCTTCCTCCTCTGTAAAAAACTATAGACATAGCTTCTTCTATTTCCCATCCTAATAATGGCTTAAATAATTCATCTCTTACTTCATGTAATAAATCATAGGCTGTAAATCCTGTTTTATCAGCATCAGAAGTATCATTTCCAAGAGCTACAACAACCCCAAATCTTTCAGAAACTTTTTGACTAATACCTGAATCATTTTTATTCCTGTCAGAATCATCTGATAAAGGTATGACAAAAGCCATATCTACTTTAAGCATGTTCTGAACTGCTAGACTTAATTCAGCAGCACCAGCAACAAAATTTCCAAATCTGGTTTTAGCAGCTCTTATTTGTAATACTATTTTTCCTAATCTCATTACATTTACCTTTTTATTTCTTTCAATCTGTCCATTATAGCAGGAATCGGATTATAGGAATCAGCAACAGGTTTCAAAAATGGTCTTGCATGTATTCCTGGATGTATTACTTGTCTACCAAAAAAATTGATTCCATCACTTAAAGATTTTTGTGTTTTTACTTTAATTGGATAATTCTTTTTCTTGGTTCCAAACTCCATAATAGGAGCATAGGAAATATCTGTTCCAACTTCAAAAGAAGTTCTTCCTATGTTAATATCAATAGAGTTAAATAATCTTCCAGAATCTACAGCCGGAGGATTTCCAGGCAAAGAACTTCTATGCCCTTTAGCTCCTCTAGGTGGACCCTTCTTTGTATTCTTCATTGACAGCATGATATTATTTCTAAGATCATCCACAATATCAAACATAGCTAATCTGGTAGCTTTATCTATTCTTGAATTAATACCTTTAATTTTATTAACAAGTTTAGCCAGATCAGTATTAACTATATTAACATTTAGAAAATCACTCATGCCGGATATCCTGTTCCTACTTCTTCTATTTCTGTACAACGAAACAAAAGAAATTCCCTATGTACTTCGTCACGCCTTAATCTAAGAATCTGGAATCTTCTTCCTTTTACGGAACTTCCAACTTTTAGAAAAATAAAATAGTCAGACTTTAACGGATTTAAATCTGCAATAGAATCAAATCCTTCACTATATCCTTTTGTAAATGCTGCCCCTAAATTTTCGACAGCACTCATTCTTACAATAAACTCATGAGATTCTTCACTCCCAGTTGCTTCACCTCGAATAATGGCTGCATAACCAGAGAAAATTCTAACCTCTTTAATGCCAGCCCATATCGTAGTTAATGTTTCATAATCACGATCAAATCCTCCAGACAGGTTTGGAGTATCTTTATCAAACACAGCTTTTTGGATTTCAATTCGATGATTAAGTTTAGGAGCTAAAAAACTCATAGTTTAATTACCCTATACAAGTCTAGCAACGTCCGAGCTTCCGGTGGAGGTTCTGGAGTAAGTGAACGATTTTCATATATGGACGTAGCCCATAACTTCAGAGCTTCTCTAATTTGGCTAGGTACTTCTGCTGCTGTTAAACCATATCCGGCAACATATTCAATTCTATATCCGGCAACATCCCTAACAGTATTTGAAGGAATGCTTATCCCTTGTTTTACAACAAGTTCTCCCGGAATAGCTTCAGTAACTACATAATAATTATCTGAACTGTATGTTGTAGCAACATCAGATTCATCAATAGTTTCAACTGAAGTAATTGAAATCAGTGGAGGAAATGGTAATTCTATTTTTTTAGACGGCCAATAATCCATTGTCATTCGGATAGTTTGTGATATTAAAACTCTACCCAAATACATTTCACAGGCTTGTCTAGCAGCAGTAATGAATCCAGCCAAAAGAGTATCTTCTGCCGTTGTGTCAATTCGTGCAAATACTTTCAGATCCGATACGGTAATTGGCTCAATTAAAGGTTCAGTTATGACCTTATATTGTCTATTACCTTTAGGATCAACTGGACGCTGTGTAAGACTCATGATTTATTTATCCTTTTTCTTCTTACTCTTTTTACTCTTTTTATCATATTCAGGTTCAATTACTTTTTTATCATATTCAGGTTCAATTACTTTCTTTGCTAATTTAACTCCCTCAGCAACTTTAGTAATTTTTTCAGCAACCTTCATTTTAATAAAAGCATCAGCCAATGATTCGGGAATCTCATATACTTTATCTTTAGTATATACATTCACTTCAATACCATTAGTCGAACCCTTTTCTGTTTTAAGCATTATAATATTAACCATTATGCCAATCCTCTTTGTACTACAGTCGAATCATTAATTCCAATTATACTCCAGGTATCATCAGCAGTTGCAAGCAAATGTAAATAAGCTTGACTAGCTGCTGAACACTGTAAACTAATACTTGAAAGTGATCCGGAATAAGTTCCTATTAAAGTAACTCCCGACATTGAAATAAAAACTGAAGCAACTAATCCAGTTCTTGTAACCAATGTAAGTTGTTGTCCTTTTTTAACTTGAGAGGTTAACCAAGCCGAAGCATTAGAAGCAGCATCAGTCATTGAAAAAATAACCAGTCTTGTATTATAAGGAATATTTAGTACTGATAAAACTCCGGCACTATTAGCAATAACAGCATTTTGCATAGCTCCATATAAAATAGCATTTAGATTTTCTCCAGTAACTTCATTACCGAAAAAACTAAACTTGCCGTCACTATCTATTGATAATGTATCCGCTCCCTGAGGAAGCTGAACTTTGGAATTTTGAAAAGTATTGTCTGCTTTACTCATTTTAAAACTCCTTTTCTTATGCCTTCGCTACTTCATTTATAGGCCAATTTGCTGGCTT